AATTATATAATTTTTTTTATCTTTTAATTTATCTTTTAATAATTTTTCATCTATATTATTTAAATCTACTAAATAATTATTATTAAAAATTTCATTACATTTTATTATATCTATATTTAAATCTTTGGCTAATATATCGCCTATTTTATTTATTACATCTGTATCTATACCTGTAATTAATATAATGATTTTATTATTATATTTTATATATGATTCTAAAATATTCATTTTAAATTATATATATATATATATAAGTTTTTATTTTAAACATTTATTATTAATTATTATATATATATATATGAACAATAAACAATTAGTAGAGAATAATCAAAAAAATGAAATAAATGAAAAATTTAACGAATTTATAGAGTTATTAAATAAAATATCAAATATAGATTTAGAAATAAATAATATAGAAATAATATATAAATTTTATAATATAGTCAAACAAAATCAAAAATTTAAAAAATATTTACTAACCAGAAAAACAAAAATATTCTATAATGGCAATGTACAATTATTTGAATCTTTTAATATTAGAAAATTATTAGAAAAAACAAATTATAATAATCAAAAAAAAATATGGAATTATTTACAATTGTTTTATGTTTTACAAAGTGAAAATAATGATAATTATACATTAAAATTAATTAAAGATATTGAAAACAAATTTGAAGAAAAATCAGATGCTAATTGTTTAATAAATGATGTTGTATCAAATATAAAAGAATTATTATCAAATTTAGAAGATACAGAAGATAGTCAAACAAATCCATTAGAAAAGTTAATGTCTATATCTAAAACTATATCGGAAAAATATGCTGAAGATATTAAAAAAGGTAATATAACTATAGAAGAAATAATGACATCAATCACATCTTCATTAGAAGATAATAATTTATTTAATGAAGATATGTTTAAAAATTTAAATGAAGAAAAAATTGGTAATATGTTTAATAATATTATAAATAGTGATCAAGTGAAAAATTTAAATTTAGATAGCTTAATGGGATCATTAGGAAATAATTTAGGAGGAGATTTGGCCGGAAATTTAGTAGGTAATAGTAATGTTGGGGATATATTTAAAACTTTATTAAAAAATAATATACAAGAAAAAGTAAATGTTGAAGATAAACCATTAGAAGATAAACAATTAGAACAAATGGAAAAATATTTTGAAAATATTTCAACAGATAATCCTACAAACGTACCAATTACAATAGATAAAGAAAATTTAGATAATAATAGTAGTAATAGTAGTAGTAGTAATGGTAATGGTAATGGTAATGGTAATTTAGATTTAGGTAATCTAACTAATATGCTATTTTCACAAATAAATCAAAATAAAGATTCATTGAATCAAAATATAAATAATATGAATATAGATTTTGATCAATTAAATAATTTAAAAGATAATTTAATGAATAAGTTAAGTGATGATCAAAAAAATGAAATAAATAACCTAACTGATACATTATTAAAAGGTTTTAACATGAAAGAAGAATAAAAAGATTAATATTTTAGATACTTGATCAAAAGAAGTTATCGAGCAATAAGATAACTATATGTATCTATAATAATGAGGACAGACTACTAATACTCAAATATATATCAGTATAAGTATCAAGACTTTGTTTATCAGCCTTTATCCTCAGATTATGTTAGATTTAATTGAATTTATACAATGTATATCAATGTAGTATTTAATGTTATAAAATCTAATAAAAATTTATAACATTTTATTTTCTATTTTATTATTTATAATTAATATAAATAATATTAATTCTCTTCTAATTGTCTATTATTATATAAAATTAATTTTATCTCTTCTTTAATTTTATTTTTAATTTCATCTTTTTCTTTATTATCTAAAAACTTATAAAACTTTTGAACTGCTATAGGATCATATTGATACTTGTTATCTTCCCATGTTTCTATTTTATCTTCCAAAACACATGCACCATTCTCATACATATCATTTAATGCTTCATCCCTATTTTTTAAATCCCATCTTTTATTATTCCACTGCATTACATATCTATCTCTTAGATTACTAATAAATATATTTTTATTTTCAGGTCTTTTTGGATCATAATGTGTCTTTTCTATTAAGCGAGGAACACACATATTACATCTTTTCATTATATATTCAAAATCTTTATCTGTTATATGTGATAAATCTGTTTTATTATATGCTAAAATATTTATTGTTTTATTATTAGAATTTATATTATTTATATTATTATTTTTTATATTATTTTTTATATTATTTTTAACCTTTAATTGATTCTGTAAAATATCTATTTGTTGCTTCATAAATAAATTTTGTTCATCTATTTTTTTATTTTGTTCTTTCATTAATAAGTCAAATAATTTTTGTTTTAATTCTTCTTCTTTTTTTATTTTACATTTTTTTAGATGTTTATTTAGATTAAAATTAGTAGAATATATTCTATTACAAAAATTACATATATTATTATTTTCTATATATTCCACTTTTGGAATTGGAATTCCATCTTTGGAATTTGAGCAAGTAGAATTTATTACTATTTTACATGGATACTTTCTATTTAAATGTCGTTCATAATTGCTCTTTCTATTAAATTTTTTTAAACAGTTAGGACATTTAAATTTATTCATATATTATATAATTATATAATATTTAAATATTTTGAGCAAAAAATGAGTAAAATCAAGACTATAAAAAAAAATATTTTTGCTCGTTATATTATTATGGTGTATTTAATGCTCTTTGCTCAATATATTTTTGGAATAATTATGAGCAATAAAAGTGAGGGAGAGAGAGACCGATTTAAAAAAAAAACTATTTTTGAACATTTTTTATAAATTAAAAATAAAAGTTAATAAATAAAAGTTAATAAATAAAAGTTTAAAATTACAAGTTAAAAATAAAAATTTTTATTGATCAATTGTGTAGTTGCCTAACGCATATAAGTTTTTTATTTAAGTTTATTTACCCTTAATATACGCGCCATACAACTCTACACACACGAGGTGACCCTAGCCCCGGTTCTCAATTTCAACACATTGAAAGAAAACCATATTAGATGATTAAAACTATATGATTTTCAATCGCCGTGATCCATCCAAGTACTGCTATTGCTGAATTACATGTCGTTTATTCGCTCAGCTCAAGTCGTTATGATCAAATCTACTAATGCCTCTTGGCTAATTCCATGGGAGTCCATACACATAATGCTTTATTCTCAAGTGTTAGTGGTAATCAACCACCGTCATTACACTTGAGAAGTCATTGCACTATATAATACTTTCTTTTAAACCCAAACAAAACATAGTATCGTCCATTCACTAGAACTACTTTTATAGGAGCTGTTCTCCTCTAAATAATATAGAATCTAAAGAAGTTTATAACATTTTTATTTCCATTTTTTTTTTAATGGAAAAAAATGTTATAAAACTACTTTTTTTAATTTAGAGGTGTATTCTCCTCTAAATAGTATAGAATCTAATGAAGTTTATAACATTTTTTTTTTTCAATTTTTTTTTTATTAATAAATAAATAATATCTAAGGATCTGGTAAATCACCAATATTCTTTACAGGATCACCATCTTTATTTTCTAATACAACCTTCTTCTTTCTAGGCTTTTTATTTTTAGCTTTCTCTGCTTTTAATCTTTCTCTTTCAGCCTTCTTCTTCTCTCTCTCTGCTCTTTTCTTTTCTCTTTCTGCTTCTTTTAATCTTTCTTTTTCAGCTTTAATTTTATTCTTTTCATAATTCTTTTGATAATCAATTTCTTCTAATTCAGTTTTAAATATACTAGTTTTATTAATATTTTTAATACTTTTCTCTACTTCTCTTTCTCTTAACTTGTTTTCTTTAACTTTTAATAATATTTTATCATATAATAACTTACCAGCTATATCACATCTATGTTCAAAGTCATCTTTATTTAATTCATTTAACATATCTGGATGAAAACCTTTAATATTCTCAATATTAAAACTATAAAATTGTGAGGAAGGCTTTAAAATTTGATTTGTTAAATAGAAGAGATAATCTATTTTTAAATTATTATCTATAATATAATTAGGATGTTCAATTCTATCACCTTGAATTATATTCGGTGAAGCATTTCCATGTTTAATAATTAATTCTTTTATTTTACATATAATATCTTTTTCTTTTAATTCTTTTCTAAAATCATCATACTTGTCCAAAAACTTTACAAAATCTTTTCTAATTTTATCATAAATATTATTAGCTAATATTTTTGTAGATTGTAATTCATTTAATTTAATTTTTAATTTTTGTTTATTTTGACTATTTCTTTCAATTTTAATATCAGCTTCTAATTTTACAATTTTTCCATATAATGCATTAAAATCAAAAATATATTCTTTTTCTAAAGTAGCTATTTCATTTTTATCTTTTACTAATTTTATCTTTTCATATAACTTCAATATTTCTTCTAAATTTACAAAATATTTTAATGAATTTTGAATACAAATATTATTATTTTCTACTTTTTTTGTATATATTTCTTTTTCATCTACTATTACAGATACATAAGGAATCCTTTCATTTATATTTGGGGCGCTACCTGGATCTCTATCTTTCATTCTATCTGCTAAAACAGCATGAGCTATTCTTGTTCTATCAGCATATTTACCTTTTAATGTTTTACTAGTTATAAAATATTTTAATGGATATTCACCTCTTAATAATTTTTCAACACTTGTATTTACATATTCAATTGATTTTTGAACATCTTTTTCATTTAATAATATATTAGCAATTCCACCTACTATTTCTTTTACAATAGGAGCATTGTCTCTTCTTTTTAAAACAATACCATTATAATTCTGTTTAAATTTCTTTGGATTAAATTCATATTTATTACCAATATATCTTTTTTTTGAAAAAATACAAAAAGGCCAAAATGTCTTTTCGTATTCCAAGTCATGTGGAAATTCTAATCTAGATTTAATTAACATACCACAAACAATACCTAAATCTATAGCATATTCTAATACTGGTTCATTAGTTAAAAATTCATTTGTTAATTTATCTTTTATTTGAAAGTCAATAAATACTGAATCTGTGTCACCATAAACTGTTTTTGGATCTAATATATAATTAATACATATTTTATTAACTATATTTGTTATTTTATTTTTTATTTCTTCATCATTATATAATTTTTCAGTTAATTCTTTTTTATAAATTTTATTTAATTCTTTTTTATTATTAATATTTTTATATATATTATTAATAATTTCAGGGAAATCTTCTTCAGTATAATCTCTTGCTAATTCTAACATATATCTACCAGTAGCAGTTGTAGAAGCAGCTATTTCTTTTTTACAAATAGGACTAAATGATGAACCTAGCTGACCATATAATGAATTAGCAGTACACTTTAAAGCTAATTGCTGACCATCCAAAACACTATTTTTAAATGGATCTTTTTCAGATTTCATTAATTTTTTAACTTTCTTTCTTTGTGTTAATAAATCTTGTAAAATAGTTGGCATTATTCCTAAAGCATCTTCTTTTTGTGCATATCTACAAACTGTTTCAGATCCATCACTATTTTTATAAGTAACATTTCTATATTTATATTCTTCTAAATTATCATATTTACCGCCAATTTCTTCGATAAGCATTTCATGTGATAAATTTCGATGTATCATTGAACTTGGATATAAAGAAGCATAATCTAAAACAGCAACAGGTCTATTATAAAATCCTATATTAGGCTTAAATACTGTAGCTCCTTCATAACCTGAATCATCTTTTTTTTTATTATCTAAAACAGGTAAAATATATTTTCTCTTTCTACAATATTTTGCTACTAAACTTAATACTTTTATTCCCTGACCTCTTAAAAAAATATAAGGCAATGGAACACCACATACAGTAGCCATCGCTATATTATTTAGTAAAATACATAATTTTTCCATTAATTTATTACATAATATACAATCCATAATACAATATTTTGCTACTAATTGTCTATCAGCAGAACTTCCTTCTTGTAATCTAAAAATATCAGCAGGTTTTATATCATCTTTTACTAAACCCCATTTCCATTTTATATCTTTATATTTATCATCAATATATAAATTATCAATTGTAATTATATTTTCTTTTATCTTTATAATTTGTAATTTTAATCCATCTTCATAATAAAAATTATCAAATTGATTAATCTGATAATATAATTTAATAAAATTACCTAATATAATATCTTTTACATTTTTTATTTCAAGTTCTGTTATTTTACTTCTTTTTCTTGGTTTAATATATACAACATCACCATTAATAAATTCTTCTGCTACACTATCTAATTTATATGAATTTAAATTATGATCTATTTGAAAAACATTCATTAAATCTATCTGAACTCTTCCTGGAGTATTAAAATACTTTAGTTTATTATCTCCTAATGCAGCAGATGATAACTCTTTAATAATAAAAGGTAATTTTCTTTCAGATACTCTACTTAATTGTAAAATTTCATTTTCTAATCCTAACATAATAGCTCTATCATTTATATATGAATTATCAAAACCAAATGTATTCCAACCAGTTATTATATCAGGATCTTGTTTCTGTATCATTTTAATCCATGCTGAAATTACATTTTTTTCATTATCATATGACTCAACATCAACTCCATCAATTGGATCACATGAATTTAATGTAACCATATGTTTATAATAGCAATCTGTTTGACCTAAAATATTAAATGTACTACCAATTTGTATTATTTTATCACCTTTTCTATATGCTTGAGGAAATGAACCATCAATACTTGTACATTCAATATCAAAAGACATAATACATAATGGTGCTATATTATCTGAGTTATATGGTTTTATATTTTTCCAAATAGTTTCTAAACTTATATCAGTATTTTTATTACTTTTTACTGTATTATATTTTTTTATTTTAACCCAACCACAAGTTTTAATATTTAAATGATGTCCACATTTTAAAAGTGGATCAATATTTGCTTCATGTATTTTAAATTTTAAATAATTTCTACTTATTGATGAAATTCTAATTCCTTTTCTAAAGTGATATGAAACTTTTCTCATAATATTTTGATTTGTAAAAACTAATCTAATAAATTTGAATGGTTTTTCTCCTGTAAATCCATATAACTTATATCTTTCTACTATATCACAATTAGAAAAATATTGCCCACAATCTCCATAGAAAACTTTTTTACTTTGAATATATTTTTGTAATAAAGTTATATTATTACTATTCCAAATAGGATCACTTAATTCAATATAAAAATATGGTGTATAATTATTTAACTTAGCATATACAGATTTACCTTCTAAAGTTCTACCAAAAATTTCAATAACATAAGACTTATATACATCATCATCAGAATCAGAATCATTATCATTGTCATTATTATAATCGCCTTCATGATATCCATTCCAATCAATTATATTAAATACAATTTCTGTCATTTTATTTAATAGTTTAATATATTATCAATTTAAATATATTAAAATTCAATTTTAAGCAAAGCAATTTTAAGCAAAGCAATTTTAAGCAAAGCAATTTTAAGCAAAGCAATTTTAAGCAAAGCAATTTTAAGCAAAGCAATTTTAAGCAAAGCAATTTTAAGCAAAGCAATTTTTAGTTAGTATTTATTTTGATTTAATTTTTAAATTATATT